ACACGAGGGTTAACCCCGACTGGAGCATCGGGGGTGGAGATGACAACTGCGCGAGCAGCATGATCATGGTATCACGTCCAACCCACGGCACTCGCCCGTTTGACATCCCGGCGCTGCTGGAGCGCGTGCCCCTCACCGGCATGGGCGATGTGCAGCATCAGGTACTGGAGCGCCTCGGCCACGTGCGAGTGCTTGTTCTTGTCGACGTCGCCGTCGCCCTTGGGTTTGTACCTGTAGCCGCCCATCATGGCCGCTTTGAGTTGCGTGCAGCGTGGGTCAACGAGGAACGCCGGGTCGCCGTCCACCTGCCGCATGAGGTACTCGTCCACGGCGTTGATGCGTGCCGAGATGCTGTTGGTTCTGGCCGGGATGACACGCATCCCCTCGGCCTTGATGATGTCCACCACGCTGCGCTCGTCAGTCTGCGCCCGCTGCACACCCGCTGGGTCAACGACGACCAGCACCGGGGAGCCGGGGTACCGCTCGTACAGTAACGGTTTGAGCATGGTGCGGATGAACCGCTGGATGCCCATGTCAAACGAGACAGCCTCGTCAAGTATCAGCGCCCGCCCTCGTGGGTCTTGCTGACCGAGCACCGCTGCTGGGGTTAACCCTAAGTCCATACCGATGACGATGGGCCGCACCCCGTTCACGATGGGCCTCAGCCGCTCTTTCGCCATGTGGTAGTCAGGCCGGAAGTACTTGTACACCGGCATACCGGCTGAACTGAGGCCATACTCGCCGTCGATGTAGACACGGATGTATTCCTCGCTGCGGCCTTGGGTGTCGTAGTACCCATCGGGCAGGTTGTCGATGTTCTCGGCGTAGACGCTGCGCCCCGACGGTTGCCGGAACACATCCCACCCGTTGTTGTTGGGGGAGACGCCGTCTTTCACGTCCAGCCCCTCCATCTGGTAGTACCACCAGCCGTCCATCGTCGGCGGGTTGGTGTCGCCCCACATGCCATGCCACGTCGGCCCGCCGTCCTTGGCCGAAGGGAACCGCCCAATGCGTTTGGACATGGCGTCTATGATGTCGGGGTGGATGTCCCGGCACTCGTTGAACCACGCGAAGGTCAACTCCAGCGAGTTCAGGTTGGCAACGTCATCGGCGTCGTCCAGCGCCCGGAACATAATCTCGCACTCCACGTCCCCCACCTTGAAGAAGTAGGTCTTGGTGGTGCGCATGTACTGCCCGCACATGCCCGGTGGGAACCAGTCGAGGAACGTCTTGATGGTCGTGTCTTGCAACTGGCGGGCGGTTTCCCGCACGATGGCCGCTCGGGTCTTCCTGATGCCCTGCGCACTGGGTTCCTGCATGGACGCCCTGCGCACCACCTCAAAGCTGGAGGTGACGGACTTGCCCGAACCCACTGGCCCCATGAGGACGCGCATCTTGGCGTCCGAGGCCATGAACTTCTTGCCCGTGGGCGGCGGCGTGTAATTGATGTCAAGCGCCATCAGGGGGCTTTCGCGCAGGTACAGGTGCGTCCTTGGTTGCAGTCTTGAGTACACGCCGTGTTTGTCAGTTTCTCCACCAACGAGATCACGAACTCGCGCCCATGCTTCTTGCTGCGTGTGATCTTGGTCTGGAACGATTTGCTTTGGCGGTTGAGTTCGTTCTCCACGGCCACGGTTTCGGTGGCGGTGCGCATCTTCACCGAGCGAAAGCCGTTGAAGTTTTGGGTGAACAGGTCTTCAATTCTCGATGGCAGTTGCATCTTGTACGTCCATAGTGGTTGCTTCAATGGTGCGGGCATCGCGGGGGTCGCTGCCAAGGTTGATGGTGATCTTCACACCACCAGTGCCATTGTCCTGCGGGCCAGCATCCTTTGGTTCCAACCCGGCCCACTTTACCGTGGATTTGATCAGGTCGGCCTTGACTGCTGGGGATACGGCTGAATCGTGGATCAATAACCACGAGGTGGTGAGCAGTTCTTCGGCTTGGGCGCGGGCCTTGAGTTTGAACGTCAGCCCCTTCTCCCGAACCTCGGTACGGTAGCCCGCTACCTTCTTGAGAAAGATGGGGTCGGCGTTGAACGTGAGGATGTCGTTGGCCGATATGTTGTGGCGTTTGATCACCTCCTGTAGGGTTTCGCCACTGCCCTCAAGGGTCAGGGCCACATCGAAGGCCAGCCGGTCGTTCCACTTGGTGTGATTGAGGGGTAGGTTGTCCATGAGCGCAATATATCACGGAGGGTTACGGGGGTGTCAAGAGACGTGTAACTTTACACGTGCTATTTTTAAGCCGAAATTTTTTAGGAGTGCTATCAATTTGATAGCGTTACTTTTTGGGGTCTTGGTTTAAGGGGTTGGGAACAAATAGGGGGGGCCTCGCTTTTCTCAAGCCATGTACCCCCCTCCCTTTGCCGCTTCGGCTCGGCTTGGCTCGGCTCGGCTCGGCTCGGCTCGGCTCGGCTCGGCTCGGCTCGGCACCGGGTAACTTGACACTTTCAGCAGGATCAACGAGTCTGAATTTGTCGGTGCAGTGATCACACAGCACCGACAGGTAAGTTGCTCATTAACAATGTGTCGTAAGTATCTCTTGGTGATAACCCTTGTTTGAAGGGCTCATTTCGAACCCGGATAAGGGTTATCACGTAGGAGATAGTTATGGCAGACGTAAAAGAGCTGAACTGGTTCGGTGTCGATGAAACCACACTCAAGGGTGAAGTGGTTAAGAAGCTGGTTGCGCTCCGCAAAGCGCAAAAAGCTTCGACCGAAGCGAAGGTAGCCTTCGAGGAGGAATTCATCAAGGCAACTCGCGTTGCCGAGTTGATCAAGCCGACTGAGTCGCTGGCATTCGGGTATCGTTTCGGCAAGTTGGCAGTAGCTAAAACTACTGACGGCGACCGAAAAGTATCGGCTTCATCCAAGCCTAAGTTCAGTTTCTAAGTAACCTTCCCGGGGCGTGACAGGCCCCGGGTTCTTTTTGGAGAATTAAATGTTTAAAGTAAAAATGCAGTCGCATAGCGGCAGCGTGATGTACGCTGCCGCTGATGGTCACCCAAGCGATTGGGTGACCCAAAACAATCCAGCACCGGAAGCGGTGCTGGAAGATGCAGCCAGTGCCTCAGCACTGGCTGCGTTGGTAGTAGCCAAAGGCTACGCAGTGCCAAGGGTTGTGCAAACGCAATCCTGACCCCCAGACCCACACATCGAAAGGTGTGTGGGTTTTCTTTCGCCCGCGCACAGCGCATCGGGCACGCGACCGCCACAGGTTTACAGGTTGACAGACTGCGGGGGGACTCGCTTTCTTTTAGAGGGGGGAATACACCATACGTCGGGGGTTTATAGCTCGCAACGCTACAGCGTATAGCAATTATACACCGGGGGGCTATGATACCTTACAACATTACACATAAAGTGTCAAGTAGGGGGCTAACCTGACACAATCTAACTGTACATGCAACAATCTATTTTTAACTCGATTTGGGGATGAAACCTTACACCGTGAAACCTTACATATGTAATGTGTCAGGTTAGGAAGAAAGTCCAATGAAATCAACCACTTACGTGAATTGACCACGAGCCAAGAGAAAATGAACGATATATATAATATAGAAAAGATATCTTTTTAGTGTATATACCCATGTAGAAAAATTATTTTTCGCATAATTTCATAATGCGGAATGACGCGCTCCATCTTTTTAGTGCGACATTACTTCCAAAAACGTAGATTATTTAGATCGCTACACGTAAGTGGTTGATTTCATTGGACTTCTGCGATCTACGAGCAATCCAACTTGACACTTATTTCTAGATTGTTTACATCAATTCGTAGATTATTCTGCTATACGCGCGTCCAGAACGCCGCCACTTGACACTTTTTTCGGCCCATGGCAGTCTGAAATCCGGTCGGCGAACCCGCTGACTACAACCCCTACTGGAGCAAACGCTATGAAAGTAACCCAGATACCTTACAAAGCACCCCGCAAACTGCGGAAGCAGGAGACATTGGTTTCCTGTGTCAAGTGGAAGGGCGGCGATATGCTGCACTTCCAGTGGTTCAAACGCGACACCGCTGCTGTCAAGTTCCTCAACACCCTGCTTGCTCAGGGTACCGCCGCCACCCTGACACAGAAAGGGAGCATGTAATGAACAACATGACACGGCAAGTTAACCTCAGCCTTACGGCTGAAGACATGATACAAATCGCCGAGTCCATCGGTACATGGGACAAGCTGTGGACAGCAATCGGCTTCCTCAGTTCATGGAACACCAACTACCCCACCGTCAACATCTTTAGAGATGGTGGCGACGACCTTGTGGCCGTGTACCGTACCCTGATCGGGAACAAGCAGTACGTCATAGGTGCCGTGTGGAACGGCACGGACTACGGATACCACTCCTGACACCAATCTCCCTGCCCTGTGACAGAGGGCAGCGGGATGCAATGTCGCATCGCAACACATTGGAGCAAACGCTATGAAGATCGCTAACCGGGATGCCCGGAAGTTCGTGCAGAAGCAGCACCCGTTTCAGGGGAACAACATCTTTGCCGAGTTCGGCACGGTCAACCACCCCACGGGGGAGAATGGGCCAGAGATGTGGTATGCCGTCTACAGTTACGGTGCCCACTGGCCGCTGTTCGTCTATGCCAACGACACATGGTTCGAGAACGAGAACAGGTATGGCACAACCACCAGCAAGCACCGCACTCAGTGTCATCCGCACTGCTCCACGGTGCTGCTCAGTGGGGAGTGGATGAAACGGCTGGCACGTGGGGGTTATGCCGCCATTGCCAAAGAGCGCATCCTGCAAGGAGAGCCAGCGTGAGGGTGTACTTCGATGGGCGGCTGATCGTCGTCGAGACAAACGTGGCATGGGCTCTGCCCTACTGGACAAAGCGCAAGCAACAGGATAAACGCATTACATGGAGCATTACATGGAGCATTACATGAACGGGTACATCGCCTTTTACCGTGGCAAGCAGGTCGAGGTCTACGCTGTGTCAAGTTACGAGGCACAGCAGAAGGCCGCTGCTGTGTTCAAAGCCCGCAAGTCCTACGAGGTCACAGTGATGCTGGCCGAGAAGGATGGGCAGCAGGTTGTCCACTCCACTGGGGGACTGTGATGAAGAAACCGACACCCATCAAACCGATGGGGGTATCCATCAACGAGCCCTTGTGGAAACGTGTTGTACGTGGGGTGGCCTATGTCGCCGTTGCGACAGTCATCGGTTTACTGATGTTCCTGTTTCTGCTCGAATGGGCAGCAGGTTGTGGTGAGTCCTTTGTGGACTCGAAAGGTGTCACTCATGTCAATGAGTGCGTGTTCGTTAACGTTAACCGTGGAGAAAGCAAATGAAGCGTCTGTTTACATTGAGAGAGTACACGAGGGGGCCACTGGTGCAGCCGGTGGTTTACTTCGACAACAAGATGGCGGCGAAAGCTGCCCGTACTGGGACACAAGTGGTGTCCTTCGGCCCTGACCATCGCAACTACAAAGGATAACCATGCGAGCCACACTTCTCAAAGAGACGATCAAGTCTCTGTTCCCCATCACCCGTACCCTGTGCATCGAGGGTGCGCCCGGTGGTGGCAAGACCACCATCGTCCACGAGGTGGCAC